GGGATTTACGCGCACCTACAAAGGCTATGTGCAGAAGACAATGGGCCTGAAATACCATGATGCGCTGCGCAGGGAGGCCGACGGCAAAATCTTCCGGGTGACGGACGATGGCGACGATAACCACACGCCGGACACAACCATGATGGACGCTCGCTGTGTGGTGATGGAAAGGTGGGAGCTGCCGAGCAATGAATGATCGAATTTCAAAGATCGTCGCGGCGCTCTACACCTTTTTTTCTGGTTTTGGGCTGGATGCCTACCCGGAGGACACGGTGCCGGACGACGCGACGCTGCCGTACATCACCTATCAGATCGCGGTGCCGGAATGGCGGGGCAAGACGTCGATTTACGCCCGGGTATGGTATCGTTCAACATCCTTTGCGGCAATCAGCGCGAAGGTGAGCGAGATTGGCGACGCTATTGGCGAGGCCTTTTGCATACCCGTGTCCGGCGGCGCGGTGTACCTGTACAAAGAGACGCCGTTTGCGCAGTTTATGCCGCAGCCCGGCGATTTGACGCTGAAATGCATGTATCTCAACATGAGCATGCTGGCGCACGTATAACAACGACAATCGAGGTGACACAGTATGAAATTTTCTAAGGTGCCGGCCAATCTGATGCAGGCCATGCAGATCAATTCCGGCATTCTGGTGGACAGCTTTACGCCCAACACGCGAACGATCGGTAACCAGTTTGGCGCGACCAGTGGCGGCATAGAATGGAACCCGAATCCGACATACAAGGACTTTGGCGAGGGTATTGACAACATGCCGCCGAACACGTGGCAGATGAAGCGCATTGTGAGCTACGAGCCGCACCTGACCGGCACGTTCAAGAGCTTCACGGCTGACGACGTTAAGCGCCAGCAGCCGGGAAGTGCGATGGCTGGAAGCCGCATCATTCCGGGAAACGAGCTGACGCAGGACGATTTTTACGACGTTTGGCTGCTGGGCGACTACAGCGACAAGAACAGCGGCAATACCGCAGGATTCGTGGCGATCCACCTGAAGAATGCCATGAATGTGCTGGGCTTCCGGCTGAAGACCAACGACAAGGACAAGGCGGACATCGCGTTCGACTTCCAGGCCCACTATGACCTGACGGACATCGACGACGTGCCGTTCGAGTTCTACGTGGAACAGGGCAGCGGTACGCTGGCGGCGCTGACGGTTGCCAGCACGGTAGGCACGGCTGTCGGCGACAGCAATATCGCGGTGTCCGGCTATACGCCAGGGACCGGCGAGAGCTATGTATACGCGACCGCGCCGACCACCGCGCCCAGCGTCAAGTATGGCCAGAAGGTCAATAACTGGGCGGCGCTGACCAACGGAAGCGACATCACGCCTGCCGCTGGACACACCAAAATCACGGTGGCCGTGAAGAACGCCGACGGCGAGGCAGTCGGCAGCGGCACGGCTACGATCACCAGGAAAACATGAACACGGGGCGACCTGCGGGCCGCCCCTTTTTGACGATTAAGGAGGGCAAGTATGAGAACCAACGAGGATAAACTGGAGCTGCTGGCGGACGTCATTGAGCCGCTGGGGGCCATCGTAGGTGACAAGGCGTGGGCGCTGGAATGGCAGGCAGGCAATCGCGTGGCGGCCATACAGGCAGCCATCAGGGGCCACAAGAAGCAGATCATCGAGATTCTGGCACGTATTGATGGCGTGCCGGTGGAACAGTATCAGATCGACGGTCTGGCGCTGTTTTTCAAGCTGGCGGCCATGATCAACCGGTCTGGCATCGAGGCCACAGGGCTTTTTACGTCGCAGGCTCAGAACGGCGACGGAGAATCTTCTGGGCCTGCTACGGCGAATATCGGGGACGGCGCGAAATAGCGCCGTTTTTGCGCTATGTGCGTGCCAAGTGCACGGAGGACGACGAGCACATGGCATACCGGGCATATGTAACAGAATCGCTGCGGCTACAAGGCGAAAACAAGTACATACAGCGGTCGTGGCTGGACATCATCAACCCCAAGCCAACGGACAACCGCAGCGCGGGCGAGATCGCAGACGACTTTATACGGCGGCATGAATTGCGCGTCGGGGGTGAGTAAATGGACATTTTTTCGCTGGTCGCTCGGCTGACGCTGGACAAAAGCGACTATGACAACGGGCTTGGGCAGGCCGAGGAGAGCGCCAAGGGCTTCGGCGCCAAGCTCAAGAAGGGCTTTGGCGTGGCCGCTGCCGCCGCTACGGCCGTAGCAGGGGCAGCTTCTGCCGCCGCCGCCGTGGTGACAAAAGAGGTCGGGGCGCTGGCGTCGTATGGGGACAACATCGACAAGGCCAGCCAAAAGCTGGGCATCAGTGCCGAGGCGTATCAGGAATGGGACGCCGTGCTGCAGCACAGCGGCACGTCCATAGACAGCATGGGCATCGGCATGAAGACCCTTGCCACGCAGGCGGCCAAGGGCAGCGAGGCGTTCACGGCGCTTGGTATCAGCCAGGAAAAGGCCGCGTCTATGAGCCGCGAGGATTTGTTCTCAGAAACCATCACGGCGCTGCAGAACGTAACGGACGAAAACAAGCGCGCGCAGCTTGCGCAGGAGCTGTTCGGGCGCTCAGCGATGGAGCTTGGGCCGCTGCTCAACACTTCGGCAGCCGACACGCAGGCTATGAAGGACCGTGTTCACGAGCTTGGCGGCGTGCTCAGCAATGAGGCGGTCAAGGCCGCAGCGGCCTATCAGGACAGCCTACAGGACATGCAGACGGCATTTTCCGGGCTAAAGCGTGGTATGCTGGCCGAGTTTCTTCCGGCCATTACAACGGTTATGGACGGGCTGACGGACCTCATGAGCGGCGGCGACGGCATCGACAAGATCAGCGAGGGCATCAACGGATTTGTGGGCAAGCTGTCAGAAGCCATACCGCGCATCATGCAAACCGGGAGCAAGATCGTGCTTGCACTTGCGGACGCCATCATCGACAACCTGCCCAAGCTGATCGGCGCGGCGGTGGACGGCATCATGACTATCGCCAAGGGGCTGATCGACAATCTGGACAAGCTGGTGGACGCCGGGCTTCAGATCGTGTTGCAGCTCGCAATCGCCATTGCCGACGCTCTGCCTGAGCTGATACCGTCCATCGTGGATGCCATCATCACCATCGTGGATACGCTGACTGACCCGGAGTATCTGTCCATGCTGGTAGAAGCGGCGCTGAAGATCATCGTGGCGCTGGCCGAGGGGCTGATCAAGGCCGCCCCGCGGCTGATTGAGAAGATTCCTCAAATCATCATCAATCTGGTGAGCGCCATTATCCAGAGTTTGCCAAAAGTCGTGCAGGCCGGCGTGGAGCTGGTGGGCGCGTGGGCCAAGGGCATCGTGCAGGCTGCCGGGTCCGTCATAAGCGCAATCGGCAACATCGGCCAGTCCATCATCGACGGCATCGGCAATCTGATCTCCGGCGCTGTCAACTGGGGCAAGGATTTGATCGACAATTTTACCGCCGGCATCCGGGCGTTCATCAATAAGCCCATCGACGCGGTCAAGGGACTGGCAGGAAGGATTAAATCCTTCCTTGGATTTTCGGAGCCGGAGGAAGGACCGCTTTCCAACTTTCACACGTATGCGCCGGACATGATGGCTTTGTTCGCGCAGGGCATCGAGGACAACGCCGGGCTGATAACGGACGCCATCGGCAAATCGTTCAACTTCGCGCCTCAGATAGGTTCGGCGCAGGCCCCGGTTACGGGCGGCCAGACGTTTACCGTGCCGCGCCAGCAGGCACCACAGCAGGCAGTAATGGAAATTGACCGCACCGTGTTCGGACGGCTGATCTACCGTCTGTACAACGAGGAAGCGGCCCGCGTGGGCGTTAATTTCACGGGGGGTGCATACTGATGTTTACCGTTGACGGCGTACAGTGGAGCATCCCCTGTGACATCAAGCGCGTGTCCGAGGTCAGGCCAAGCGACATATCCGGTATGCTGCTGGACAAATCGTATTTCAATGACGTACTGGGCACGTACATGCAATACGAGATTACACTGATTCCTGACCCGGGCAGCATGGCCGATTACTACGCGCTATATGAGCTGCTCAACAGCCCAGTGGACGGACATACCTTTGTGCTGCCATACAATGACAGCACCGTAACGCTGGCGGCCCGTGTGTCGCAGGTGTCGGACGTCTACGTGCGCATGCCCAACGGCGCGGTGTACTGGAAAGGTGTGTCTTTCACGATTACAGCCAACAACCCGACCAAGACCATGAGTTTGAGCAACACAATCGCGCGTGGTTTGACCGTACTGCCGGAAGTGACAAGCCCGGAAGTCGGCGACAAATACGAGTGGACCGGAACGACCTGGCAGAAGGTGGTTGAGACATGAAGCTAATCATAGATGAGACCACCTACACAACGCTGCAGAACCTGTCCTATGCGCCGCAGGTGGACGCGACGGGCAGCGAGTTACCGATCAACACATTCGCGGTGGACGTGATTACCACGGACACTATCACGGACGGTGTATTTGCAGAGCTGCGCGACGACCGGAACCGGCTGTATGCCAATTATTACATCACCAAGGCCGAGCGGCAGGCCGCGAACGTGGTGCGCGTCTATGCCGAGTCCCCGCTGGCGCTGCTGGACCGCATCACGCTGCAGGCGGTGATGTACAGCTCGAAAAACGCGGCGGACGCCATTGACGACTGCTTCACGTCGCTTGGGCCGGGGTTTACGGTGGGCATTGACTATGTTGTGGCCCAGAGCCTGCAATCCGCCACGATTACCGGCTATTGCCCGGAGCAGACCGCGCGGGAGCGCCTGCAATGGATCTGTTTTGCCATCGGGGCGTATGTGCGGACGTTCAAAA